GCGTAAAGCTTGGCGGTGTAGGGGTGACCATAGTCATGCAACCCCAGCGTGGCATTGATATCTGCGATGGCAAACTCGCATTGAGCGAGGGTGTAGCGGCTGAATTTGTCAGCGGCGGCGCGGTTTAAATCGGTGTAGTTCATGGGATCTTTCAGGGTTAAGGGTTAACGTTTAAACGGTACAGCAGCCACAGCAAGGGGCATCAATGCAGCGCCCCGCCTTGTTGCGGTACAACTCTTTGCCACCGATGTTGAACACGTGCGACACGTAGTCACGGCGGTTTGTGTGGTCGTTAAACGACACTTGGCTATCGTCATGTTCATTCAGCCACGCCTTGCGGGTGACGGTATCAAAGGTGATCCAGTCGCCCTTGCGGATCGCCACGCCTGATACAGCACAGCGCCCAGCGAATTTGGCAGTCATTTGTTTTTGCATGATTGGTCTTTCGGTTGTTTGCTTAAGACCCCATCGCTGGGGTTTCGCCTATACAAGGCTCATCAGTTAAGCTTTACAGGGACGTGTGCCTGCCGCCTGCCTCGCTGGTTACCCAGCTAAACAGGTCAAAGGCATCTGCGTATTGAATGACCACCTTTTTGGGTGCGTCAAATCGCTTGCTGTCGAAGCGGTTTTCCAGTTGTTCCAGCACCGACTTGCGGGTGCGTCCGATCACGTTGTAGCAGTCAGCGTCATCATGCTGAACTGCGATCCATACGGTAAGGTTTGCCATGATGTAGTCCTTTGAGGTTTAAACGGTTGCAAGAAAACGTGTCACAGACTGGTCAACCCAATACTCGTTGGCAAGGGTTTCCAGCACTTCGGATTTGCTCAAGCCTTGTGAGAGCAAAGCTTCGATAACTGATTTGAGGGTCTTGGTCATGGTGCTATTCCTAGTGAGGGTTGCTGTGAAAGTGATAGTGATGTTAATGATGTTTAAACAATCGGTCAAACACTTCGATTTAATCCTGACCGGAGTGTGGGGTTATTAACTGCGGGGCTGGTTGCACTGCATTTATATATGTTGATGCTGTTTCTAAGAGGTTGTGTACTGACGTATTACTTTTGGTAGGCAAATAACGAAAGTATTAGAAAACGCTTAAAACGATCAGGAAGGCGGGGAAAATCAAAAGGTAAGGGGTAGGTGAGGGTAAAAATAAAAATCGCTTGTAGGGGTGTTTAAATCGATCCTAGAGGCATGTGGATAAGGTCAAGACCAGTGTTGATAACTTGTTATGCACAGCGGTGCTGAGGTTATCCACAGAATCGGTGAGTTGTCCACATTAACAAGCTGTGGATAAGATAACAACCTGTGGACAATGCGAACAATACTGTTTAAACTGTCAGGGTGTAGATTTGTACAGCTACAAGCAAACAGCAAAGGGTTATCACTATGCAAAAGATATCAAAAGAAGAGTACTTGCAGGCGTTGGAACTTGCAGGGCAAAATGACGATGATGATCAAAATGATAATGATGATGGGCTGGGCGAACTCAGCGAAGCGGAACGGTTGGCGGCTCACGCAATAGCGCCAACACTAAGGGCAGACGGTAAACCACATGGTAGTGACAACGCGCAGAGGGTAAGACCATTGTCGGTATCACAAACGCTATTCGCAGAGGGGTTGATCCAAGGGAAAACCTACAAACAAGCTTACAGGGATGCCTACCCAAATGCACAAGGCACTGACGCAAGCATTACGACCAGTGCTTACAGGCTCAGCAGAGACCCACGCATTGCGGAGATGGTGAGGGATGCACTGGAAGAGACAGCAGAGCATCTCGCAGAGGATAGAGCAGCTACGCAAAGGTACGTGCTGAGGCAGTTGGTTGCACATAGTAAAACAGCCAAGCAAGAGGGCACAAAGCTAAAAGCACTTGAACTACTTGGCAAGAGTACAGGTTTGTTCATCGATAAAGCAGAGGCTGAGGCAAAGCCTGTGAGCGCAGAGCAGTTGAAGCGAGAGTTGGGTGTTCACCTCAAGCTACTGAAGACTGACAAGCGCAGTGCATGACACGTATGCGCCCAGCTTGCATCAACGGTCATCGGTGCGCACGTGCTGTTTAAACGTGGTGGGTGAGGCATGACGATGCGGCGTGGCGTGACCCTGCCGTACCCCATCCCCCCAGATTGCCACATGACACCCCCTCCACCTATTACACTCTATTCCACACTAACAATTACTTCCCCCACAACAGTGGTAACGTTCGCATAAACACCCCCCCATACTCTTTCTTTTTTTAATACCACGGGGGTATATTAAATTTTCGTTTAAACCCCTTGCGAACGTTCGTAAGAACGTTTAAACTCTCCGCATGACACCACGCAGACAACTCGTATTGGACTTCATCAAGGCTTACATTCGTATCCACGGCATAGCGCCGTCTTACGAAGTTATTGCCAAGGGTCTTGGTATGAAGTCAAAAGCAAATATCCATAGGATCATCCATAGATTGCAGGCTGACGGATTCCTTACGACCAAGCCGCATAAGTTTCATTCCATCAAGATTGTGGATCGCAGTGTTAAAGAGATGGCTGCACTGTGACGTTACTGACAAAAACAGAGATTAGCGAGTATTTGTCCATTGTGGACACGTTGCCTGAAGCTGAAAGAAACAAGGTTTACAGGTTATTGGAGTTGGATAGGGTTGAGCGATGCCGGGAAAATTACCTGTACTTTGTCACGCAGATGTGGCCCGGGTTTATTTCGGGTAAACACCATCAGATCATGTCAGATGCTTTTGAGCGTGTAGCGTCGGGTCAGCTTAAGCGTTTGATCATTAACATGCCTCCTCGGCATACCAAGTCAGAGTTTGCGTCATATTTGTTGCCATCATGGTTTCTTGGTAAATATCCGCAGAAAAAGATTATTCAGACTGCACACACCGCAGAATTGGCTGTTGGTTTTGGACGCAAGGTCAGGAATCTTGTGTCATCGGAAGCGTATGCGAAGGTGTTTGACACCAAGTTGTCCTCTGATTCAAAGGCCGCAGGACGATGGAACACTGACGCAGGCGGCGATTACTTCGCTATTGGTGTTGGTGGAGCCGTAACTGGTAAAGGCGCAGATGTATTGATCATTGACGACCCTCATTCTGAACAGGAAGCCAGACAAAACAACCCCGCAGTGTTTGATGGTGTCTATGAGTGGTACACATCAGGCCCTCGCCAGCGTCTACAGCCCGGCGGGGCCATCATTATTGTGATGACTCGGTGGTCTAAACGAGATCTGACCGGGCAGATCCTTAAAAACTCGGAAAAAGAGGGTGTAAACGACTGGGAAGTCATCGAATTTCCTGCGATTTTGCCATCCGGTACTCCGTTGTGGCCCGGATTCTGGAAAAAAGAGGAACTTGAGGCTATTAAAGCTGAAATTCCTGCCGCTAAATGGGAAGCGCAGTACCAACAAAACCCAACCGGCAACGAAAGCGCCATCATCAAGCGGGATATGTGGAGGATTTGGACTGAAGAGACTCCACCGCCCTGTGATTACCTCATACAAAGCTGGGACACAGCCTTTGAAAAGAACAACCGCGCAGATTATTCAGCTTGCACCACGTGGGGAGTGTTTCAACATCCCGATGCGCAGGGCAACCTGAAGCCCAACATCATTGTTTTGGACTCGTTTAAACAGCGCATGGAGTTTCCGGAGCTTAAACAAAAAGCTATGGAGATGTGGAAAGAATGGAACCCAGACACATTGATCATTGAGAAGAAGGCCGCTGGCGCTCCGTTGATATATGAGCTTCGCATGATGGGAATACCGCTACAGGAGTTCACACCAAGCAAAGGAAACGATAAGATAGCGCGTGTAAACGCGATATCAGACCTGTTTGCATCTGGCGTGGTCTGGTGTCCTGAAACCCGCTGGGCTGATGAGTTAATGGAAGAACTCGCAGCCTTTCCTTATGGCGACAACGATGACTTGGTTGACTCAACCAGTCAGGCGCTGATTCGATACCGGCAGGGCGGGTTTATTGGAATAGATTCAGATGAGCAAGAAGAGGTCAGGTACTTCAAAGGCCGCAGAAGCGAACGGTATTACACAGTTTAAGGATTAAAAATGGCAACAAGTTCGATGGATAAAGGTTTATATGCAGCCCCTCTGGGTTTGGAGCAAGAGATGGAAGCTCCCATTGAAATTGAAATTGAAGACCCCGAGGCAGTCCATATTGGGATCGGGGATCTTCAAATCGACATGATGCCGGAGGAGGAAAACTCCGACACCTTTGACGTAAACCTTGCGGAGTATATGGACGAATCCGACATTGCAAGCTTAGCCTCTGACCTAATTGACGACTTTGAAAAAGACACCCGCGACCGCAGAGATTGGATTCAAACCTACGTTGAAGGCTTAAAGCTTCTGGGTCTGCGCTATGAAGAGCGTACAGAACCTTGGCAAGGAGCCTGCGGTGTATTCCACCCAATGCTGACCGAGTCTGTTGTCAGGTTCCAGTCAGAGGGTATTACCGAGACATTCCCGGCTATGGGGCCTGTCAAGACCAAGATCATCGGCAAAGAGACTCCGGAGACTGAAGAAGCTGCGCAGCGTGTCCAAGAGGACATGAATTATCAGTTGACCGAGGTAATGACTGAGTACCGCCCAGAGCATGAAAAACTGCTGTGGTCTTTGCCTATTACCGGCTCGGCTTTTAAGAAGGTCTACTACGACCCATCAAAAGGCCGGCAGATGGCTGTGTTCATCCCCGCAGAGGACTTGGTTGTTCCTTATGGCGCAAGGGATATTGAGTCTTCAGAGCGTGTTACCCACGTAATGCGCAAGACCAAAAATGAAGTCTTGAAGCTTCAGGAGTCGGGTTTCTACCTAGACGTTGATCTTGGCGACCCCGGCTATGAGCTTGATGATGTTGAAAAGCAGAAGTCAGAAGAAAGCGGCATGTCTGCTATTCAAGATGATCGCTACCGCATCCTTGAAATGCACGTAGACATTGACCTTAAAGGATTTGAGCATAAAAACTCAAAGGGCGAGAAGACTGGCATTGCCTTGCCTTACGTCATTACAGTTGAGAAAAGCACCGCCAAAATTCTTTCAATAAGGAGAAACTGGTATGAAGGAGATGAACTTCACATCAAACGACAGCATTTTGTCCACTACCAGTACATCCCCGGTGATGGATTTTATGGTTATGGTCTTATCCACCTTATCGGGGGATATGCAAAATCAGCTACGATGCTCATCAGGCAACTGGTTGACGCAGGAACGCTTAGCAACCTGCCGGGCGGCCTCAAGTCCCGTGGTCTACGTATCAAAGGCGATGACACGCCGATACAGCCCGGAGAATTTAGAGACGTAGATGTCCCTTCCGGAAGCATCCGTGACAATATATTACCACTTCCATACAAAGAACCAAGCCAAGTTTTATTTGCTTTGTTCCAAAATATCGTAGAAGAAGGCCGTTCTTTTGCCAACGGCGGGGACATGAATGTTTCCGACATGTCTGCGCAGGCTCCTGTAGGCACAACACTGGCAATTCTGGAAAGAACCCTGAAGGTTATGGGTGCAGTTCAGTCCCGTATGCACTTCTCAATGAAGCAGGAGTTCAAGCTTTTAAAAGTGATCATTGCTGATTACGCGCCAGAGGACTACGACTACGAGCCAGAAGAAGGCAGCCGCGCCGCCCGCAGATCTGATTACGACAGCACCGACGTTATTCCCGTCAGCGATCCCAATGCATCCACAATGGCGCAGAAGATCGTCCAGTATCAGGCGGTTCTCCAGTTGGCTCAAGGTGCGCCACAGCTGTATGACATGCCGCTATTGCACCGTCAGATGATTGAGGTTCTTGGCATAAAGAACGCAAATAAGCTGGTCAAGACAGAAGAAGACCAAACGCCTATTGACCCAGTTCAGGAAAACCAAAACATCCTGACGGGCAAGCCGGTAAAGGCATTCTTGGAACAAAACCACGAAGCTCACATCCAAGTCCACATGATGGCAATGCAAGACCCCAAGATTGCCCAAATCGTTGCTCAAAATCCACAAGCGCAGATGTTGCAGGCGGCGATGCTTGCTCACATCAATGAACACACTGGGTTCCAGTACCGCCTTGAGATTGAGAAGCGCATGGGTATGGCTCTACCAAACGAGGAGCAAACCAAAAAAGTTCCCGCAGAAATGGCGGATCAGCTTGCAATCATGGCAGCAGAAGCGGCAAAACAACTGTTCCAGCAAAACAGCCAAGAAGCCCAACAGAAGCAAGCGCAGCAACAAATGCAAGATCCTATTGTTCAAATGCAGATGCAAGAACTTCAGATCAAGCAGAGCGAATTGCAGCTTAAACAGCAAAAACAACAGATCGACGCAGCCGCCAAAGCTGACCAGATTCGCGTTGAAGAAGCCCGCATTGCAGCGCAGAAAGAAATCGCAGCCATGCAGGTATCGGCAAAAGCTGCCGAGAGCAAGGATCGTTTAAACAAACAAATGGAATTAGATGGATCTCGCTTAGGTGTTGAGATCGCTAAGCACCGCAGCCAAATGGCTGTGCAATCCGCGCAAAGAAATGCGCAACAACTTCCTAACAAGCCCAAGAAAGGTTAATTATGGATGCAACTCGTGTATTGCAGCACGTGCGAAAAGAGCTGGAAAACATCCGCAATGAGCAGGTGGAGTTTTTAGCCAGTGGAAGAGTGACTGATTTTGCCGAGTATCGGCACGTCTGCGGGGTGATTCGAGGTCTTGGTCACGCAGATGGTTTTATATCCGACCTTGCGAAAAAAATGGAGTTTTCTGATGACTGAATTTGATGTTGAGGCGGTTGATCTGTCTGGCATTTTGAACACAACTGCTGAACAAAAAGCCAAACAATTGCCTGATCCTACGGGTTTTATGCTGCTTACCGTTGTCCCAGAGGCAATGGAGGAGTACGCAGACAGCGACATTGGGATTGTTAAGTCCACCCAAGCAATTTGGAAAGAAGAGATTCTGACCCCCGTGCTTTTTGTTGTGAAGCTCGGCCCAGAAGCTTACAAGGACACAGCTAGGTTCCCAACGGGGCCGCGCTGCAAGGTTGGTGACTTTGTCATCGTCCGACCCAATTCAGGAACCCGCCTGAAGATTCATGGTCGTGAATTCCGTCTCATTAATGATGATTCGGTTGAAGCGGTTGTGGAAGATCCCCGTGGCATTACACGAGCAGCATAAGGAGTAATACGTGGCAACACAAATCGAAAACGATACATACGAGTTTCCTGACGAAAAGGAAGCTAAGGCCTCAGAAGAAAAGTTTGAGGTAGAAATTGAAGACGACACGCCAGAGGCTGACAGAGGCCGAAAAAGCGGTGGCCCGATAGAAGATCCGGCTGATGAAGAGCTTTCTAAGTACAGCAAGGACGTACAAGACCGCGTCGGAAAGCTAAAGCGCGGCTACCACGATGAGCGCAGAGCCAAAGAAAAGGCCGAGCGTGAACGTGTGGCAGCAGAAGAGTTTGCCGCTCAAGTCTACGAAGAAAACAGGCGCTTAAAAGGTCAGCTCAAGTCAGGTAGCGAAGTCTTCATTGAGCAAAACAAGTCTACAGCCCAGATGGCTCTGGACGCAGCCAAGAAGCGCTACAAGGAAGCCTATGAATCTGGCGACTCCGACGGCGTGGCTGAAGCTCAGATGGAGATCACCAAGGCGACTCTTAGGATCGACCGGGCAGAACAAATGCGCCCAATTGATGAGCCTGAGATATACAGGCCACCTGCACAGGAACCTGCACAAAAGATGTCGCCAAGAACTCAGAAGTGGGTTGAAGCCAACTCTTCGTGGTTTGGTGCAGACGAAGAAATGACAATGGCAGCTATGGGCCTTGACAGGAAACTGAAAAAGGAATATGGTGACGACTATGCGGGTACTGAAGAGTACTTCCAAACCATCGATAAGACGATGCGCAAAAGATTTCCTGAGAACTTTGATTCTCAGCGCTATGAGGATGATGACACCTCTTATAAGTCATCAGAATCGGATGAGGAAACACCTCGCCGCGCCAAACCTGCTTCTGTTGTAGCTCCCGCTACACGTAGCACCCCTCCAAATCGCGTAAAACTATCAGCATCTCAAGCCACCATTGCGCGTCGGCTTAATGTGCCTATGGAAGAATATGCGAAAGCGGTAGCAAATTTAAGAAGGAATGCTTAAAATGGATCAAGTACAAGTGTCTGACAAGACAAATCGCAAGCCCCGTGAGCTTGAAGGCCGTCAAGATATGCAACGACCAACGTCGTGGCGTTTACCCGATGCCCTTCCCTCGCCAAGTGATCGACCCGGTTGGTCGCATCGTTGGGTGAGAACCAGCGCAGCAGGACAAGCAGATCCATCAAACATTTCATCTAAATTCAGAGAAGGATATGAGCCCTGCAAAGCAGAGGAGTATCCAGAGCTAATGATGCACGCTTCTGTTGAAGGGCGCTTCAAAGGCAACATTGAGGTTGGTGGGTTGATTCTCTGTCGTATTCCGGTTGAGTTTATGGAGCAACGAGAAGAACATTTTTCTCGCCAAAACAAAGCGCAGATGGAATCGGTAGATAACACCTACATGAAAGATAACGATCCACGGATGTCGAAATTTGCAGAAAGATCGACAAAAGTGACATTTGGCACAGGTTCTTAACTTTTAAAAAGGAGTCTTAAATGGCTTATCCCGTCGTATCAGCTCCATACGGGCTGTTGGCACAGAACTTGATTGGTGGTCAAGTATTTGCGGGTTCTACTCGCATGTACAACATCCAATACGGTTATGCGACCAGCATCTTCTATGGTGATTTTGTTGTTCTATCCCGTGGCTTTGCCACACGCGCCTCAGTTTCTACCGGCACTGGTTTGAACCAGACCGTTGGTATTTTCTTGGGTTGCACATTCACAAGCCCCGTAACAAAGCAAAAGCAATTCAGCCAATACTGGCCCGCAAGCACCGCAGCCGGTGATTGCCAAGCCTACGTTTTGGATGATCCCGATGCTGTGTTCAAGGCTGTTGTGTGTTCTTCCGGTACTACTGTCGCTTCTGGCGCTTTGGCGATGATTGGCACTAACCTGTCAGCCATCAACAACACCGGCAGCACAAACACCGGTAACTCTGCTAACGCAGTTCTGGCTCCTACCGACACTCCTGTTACCACCACTCTGCCTTTGCGCATGGTTGGTGTTGTTCCTGACACGGCAGTTTCGTTGGGTACAGCTACTTTCAGTGCGGGTACTACTACCCTGACCGTGA